TTGACCCCGAGAGAATGGTGCGAGAGCAGAGCCTCTGTTAATATCTCCATCGATTGCTGCAAGATATCTATCAAAGTTAGATGAGATTGGTTCGACACCAACGGGCATTATAATTCCAGAAAGTGTATCGCTATCAATCGCAATCATAGCACCGTCAACACCAGCGGTAATCTTTGCAAGTGATTCCTCATCAACCATACCTTCTCTGTAAAGATATTGTCTGCTGTCTCTTCTGACTGCGTTTGCCCAATAGGTTCTTAAAATATTTTTTTCATAAAATTGATCGTAAAGTCTAGCAAGTGAGCTTAAGCCTTCCATTGGCTTAGATGGTGATCTGCTATAGAAAAGAGGTACGATTGGTGCGAGAGGTAAATCATTGTAGGTTCTAACAGGAATCTCTGACCTGAGAATTATTCCATCGCCATTTTTGTAGCTGGGCGACCAGTAGTAAACCTCATTGTGCAGAAGGTCGTAGAGCTCAACAATCTCGATATAAAGATAATCATCAGGCAGATCATTGTAGTCTTGCTTAGTATAGCTAACCGGACCGCCACCTTCATCAAAGTAATTTTCTTTAGGAACGGCAACAAACTTTTTATTACCAAATTTTCTTTTAGCCTCAACCATATTTAGATAATAAGTATGGCCAATAAATCTTTGGTCAGTTGCTGCAGTGGCATCTCTATCTAGCATTACTTCCCAGCAAGGGATTGCTCTGATGGTTACTTTGTCAAGCATTTCATCGCTTTCCATTGGGCTTAGCTTTAGGGCAGAAAACTGATAAATTAACGCCAATCTTGTGGCTATCTCCAGCTGCTCTCTTTGATTATAAAGAAATCTATTTGCTGCAGCTTGAGCTAGCTTAGGATCTCCACCAGTAGCAGCAATGTCTGCACCAATAACGACAGATGGTGTCTTAGAAAACAGCGAAGATATATAGCTTTCAATATAGCTATAAGCATCAGCAGTCTCTACTCTTATCATCGTTGAGTCATATTCTTCTTCCTGCCAGAATTTAGACTCGTATGCATTTTTATATCTTTTTAATGATCCGGCTTGCTGGCGCCAGTAATCCTTGTGGTCCACAAAGATAATTCTTATAAATTTCTGTATGTCGTCATTATTTCTGGGCATATTTCCGCGTCCTTACAATAAGAGGTTTAGTCAAGTTAGTATCGTTGTTTTTTTCCAATTGCTGCACCGCTGTTGCTTAATGTTCTAGCAACCTGTCTTGCTCCAATCCAGTTGGGAAGATAAGGTTTTTGTTTTAAGTTAACAGCATGTATACATACGTATGCTAGAGCCATGGAGAGCGCTGAGTCTCCGTGAGAATCCATGTTACTTGGCACATCTATTACGCCTGTATTAGTAACCTGCAGAGCACGCAACTCCTGATAGGTAATCATGTCAATCGTTCTGATGTAGCCTTCAGAAATTATTTGTTTTAAATTCTCAAACATCTCAGTCTTAGATTTAAAAGTTGTTACCCAGTCTTTGCCATCTTGCTGCCAGATATTATAGTAGCCAAGATGTCTTAGCTCATTAAGTACAACGTTTCCAAAGTTATTACTTTCAACAAGCACCAGGGCTTTATTATAATCTGTTGCAATTTCCTGTATGCGTCTGGCAAGAGAGGTTGGATTAATTTGCTTTGATCTATAGATTGCAACACAGTTATATGTTTTTTTACTAACAACATAAATCACTGAGTAGTCTCTATCGACACCAGCAGCAACGTCAACGCCGATTGCGTAGGCATCATCCTTATCTACATCTATAAACGGATTCCACTCTACGGGTTCTACCGGTACGATCTCTACATCTCCAAAGTCCTCTTGCCTAAAGTAAACATTTCCTGTTTGGCTATAAGCATCATCAAGGTCAGCAGGGAATTCACGCTTAAATTTATCAAGACCAATTTTTGATATTTTTTCTCTGCGCCAAAGCAGCTGTCCAGCCGTAAGGTTAAACTTCTTTTTTAATCCTTCTTCAAGGTCTGTGAGGTGTACATCATCATTAGGAAGGCAATACTCTTTGTGAGTAAACCAAGGAAAGAAAAGCTGTTTCCAGGCTGCTTCTCCACGAGTAGCCTTAATCCATTCTTGGTGAAGTGCATCGTTAAAATAATTAGCTGTAGATTCAATAATTAGCTGACCGCTATTTAATGCATTTAGGGCTGTTGCTTTTAATTCTTCTGGATTAGGTGCAAAAGCATACTCGCTTATATGCAAATAAGAACAAGTAAATGAACGTATGCCGCCCTCAGCTCCAGCAGAAACAGCAAGTATGCTAGCACCGCTGCCCTTAAATTTCATCTGAGTTGTATTGTTTATTTCTAAAGGCTTCTGCAAAAAGCTTGGAAGATTATCATAAAATATTTTATGCATTTTTAAAAGATGCTTTGATGATTCTAGCTTATGTGATAGAATTGCGAAAGTTGTGGGGCTTTTGCTCACATAGCTTTTCCAAAAGAAATAAGCACCAACAATTGTGCTGGAACCTATCTGCCGACCTTTAAGAATAAGAACTTCGTCTCCAGTCTCTAAAGCCTTGATGATTTCTATTTGCTCATCATTTGGGTTCAGCGACTGTAGCGCACCAGCCTTATTTATTATTTTTAATCTTTTTATAAATTCTACGGGATTAGACAAAACCCTCTCTAACTCTGCTTTTGTTTTAGCCATTAGTTCTCCATTTCGCCAGCCAAATATTCCTCTAACATTTCATCTGTCAATTCTTCTTCTTTCTGGGATTGTTTAATACTTTTGGAATATGCGGCAACCATTTTGTTAACTTCTTCTACGCGGGTTTTTCCCTTCACAAATTTAGAAATAGTAAAGAGAAGAGCGAGCCTGAGGCCTTCATCGCCATCTGTCTCTCTTGCCCACTGTCTTAATTTTGTTATATAATTTATTGGTCTAGGCATTTGACTTCCTTATTTTATTTAGTAAAAATGGTACAGTTTATTTATTTAATATGGCTCTTATTTCCTTTAAAGCCTTCCTTAATTCCTGATGCATAAACTGTTTCGTAACGCCTCTTGAAATGCCCATAGCTTCCAGGGTTTTGCCTTCAAAATAATATTGAGTTAAAATATCTTTATATCTCTCTGACATAATATCTAAGGCACCGTGTAGGTCTGGGCCTACTTCATCCTCAAATGTTCCGTCAATCATGTCTATCATGGCATTCTCAACATCCGGTCCTGGTCGATCAAGAATCCAAGTATCTTCTCCAACGGGCACGTATCTCCAATTATTTTTTGACATTTCATAAATCCTTTAGTAATATTTTACTTAATAATTTTTAAATACCAACAAGAAATAGGCCGGTTATTTTTATTTGTTGGAAAATAAAAACTTAAAGGTATAATGCCTTTGCCTCTCATCCTGGCCTTCGGCCTCTTGCGCTACGCTTATATAAAGGATTGAGAGCCCAAATTTGTCTAACTTTTTTTAATTTATTTTTAATATTTTTTAGGCAATAGGCCGGCAAAACCTACTAATTAAATTTCATAAGGCAGGAGATTAAGATGTCAATAATAACTACGAATTACAATATGATTATAATCCACATAGCAGAATGTATAAAGAGTGGCAAAGGCGCAGCCATCTCTCTACTCAGAGAAGAAATGTCTAATGAGGACATAATAAGAGACACATATATACATGCGTTAGTTGCAGATACCGAAGCAGCTAGTCAAGTTAGAGAATATTATAATAATTGGACCGGGCCAGAAGAAGAAGCAAGGATGAGAATAGCGATGGTATGCAGATCTTACATTAGTTCTAAAGCAAAAGTAATAAAGCGAAGAAGAGAAATTCTTCGTGACAATGGCGAACAAGTTATAGCGTCTACAATGTCAGATAATTCAGAAGTTCGCTTAGCAAAAATTGTTTTAGGTTTGCCAATAAATGAAAGCGAGAAGGTCCTACTCTGCTGGAAGTTAGAGATGATTAAAGAAGAAGAAGCAACAGCTGAGCTTGGCCTATCAAGGGCCTCGCTCTACAGCCGATGGAAGGAGCTAAATAAAAAACTAAAAGAATTGTTCATATAAAAATCGCTAGCCCGGTATTATATCAGAGTCGGGTGGTTTGAGTGGTTCATCCCATCTGATAGCTACAGACCAGTGGCTGATAAAACAAATTCTATTTATTCTTCGATTGTACTTCTATTGCCATCCTCCCCAAAACTTAACCCCTAGGTTTCGCCGCCTAGGGGTTTTTTTGGTTTATTTTTTCCGTAATTCGTAGTGCGGATAATCTTTAAACTTTTTCCAGCTGCCGCCCCAGGATAGATCAAAGCCCATCTTTTCATCGTCTGTCATGGCTTCCCAGGTTTCTATGATGTGGTCACCAAGCTCTTGAAAAGACTTTATATCATGCCAATCGAGTGGGTAAGGCACGGCATCGAAAGCAAGGGAAGGCCATTTGTTATGTTTACTTGTTGGAAATTTTAACTCTGAGGCCCCAGATGCAAAAGCTTCATCCTGTCCCTTCTTGTCACGGTATCCACAGATGATCGTGAAATCTACTGGACTGGTAGCCAGAGCTTTAGCTGCAAGCGTTTGTAGAGGAATCTCGCAAGTCTGAAGGGCATTCCTAGATCGCCTTGAGAAAACAAAAGCCATTATTTTTTCCTAGATTTAGAGCCTGAACACTTCCAGCGCTCTCTGCTTATGTCGTTGGCGCAAGGTGGATTCTTACATTTCGGAATCTTCGCAGATCTTGCGCAGTATGCATCGCCTTTAGCTGTTCCTGGCTGTGGAGTTACTCCAGCCTGACCAACAGAACGTTTCTTTCCACCAACCTTTACGGCGATAGCTTTACCCTTAGCTGGCTTACCAATGCGCTTCATGATCTTTCTCTTAAAATGATTTTAATCTCGTCAACACTATCTTCAACCTTGTCAAGCCGTCTGCCCATAATCTCAACGGCATCAACAAAAACCTTTCGGTTTGCTCGGCTTTCTTTAACAAAGTCATCGATCATATTCTGCTGTTGAGGCAGCATGTGTTTAACCATAAAGTATCCGAAACCAAAGAGGCAAAGCAAGGCAACAACTACACCACTTGCTGGCCCGGCAACTGCTGAAAGAAGCATACTTAGTGTTGCGGCATCCATTTAAAAACCTTTGGCCTTTATTGCGTCTAAGATTAATCTAACAATGGGACGACAATCCCCAGCACTAGGAGAGCTGACATAGGTTGGATCGTAAATGCTAAGCAGGGTTTCAACTTCATCTTCAGAGAAGATTATTGTTACAGCAACGCCATCGTCATTGACTTCTTCTTGAATGGGAAAGTTTCCATAAGTAACAGAATCTATTTTCATGTAATCTCCTTAGCTTAACTTTGTTAAGGCGTAACGTAATCTAACTGAAATAGATCCACCTGTGGCAGTAACTGTGCCGTTTGTTCCGACACAAACCACAAGACCAATCTGTGCAGAATCAGCAACAAGGTTCCAAGTGCCACCACCAAGACGGTTTCCTACGTTGCCAGTCGCTGCTGACATTACACCAAAGGCTGAACCATTTCTAAACTTCTGAGGTGTTCCTGAGAATGAACAAGTACCAATGGCTTTAGTCATGCTTGCAACAGTGACTGCGGTTCCTAGGTTCTCTTCCCAACCGCCCATACCTGGGGCTCCAGTAGAGGTTGAGATAGCATAAAGACCGCTTCCCCTCAGTGTTCCAAGTGATGTTGAGGAAGGAGTCATAGCCGCACCAACAGCGATGCAGTACTGTCTAACAGCTCCTGGTGTTAAGGCCTCAACATACACTGTCATTGAGAAAGCATCACCAGCAAGTACTGGTGTACCGTCTCCATAGGTTAAACCTGCTCTGTATTTTGGTCCGGTGAAGTTAGGTCCTGAAAGAAAGCTGTTTGTTTCGGCAGCAACAGCAACACTGTTCAAACCAAATGTGTGGATATCTGTGCCACTGTCATAGCTATAGCTACTTTGTAAACCGGCTGTATCTGTGAATGTATAACCAACAGAAAGATCTCCAATACTTCTGAGAGGATTTACTGCGGGTGGAGCACCACCACCATCTCTAGGAAAAACGTAGGCTACTGGCATTAGAAATCTCCCCACTGGGCGAT